TTCTTTAGGCATATTAATTACATCTCCTTTCTTGAATCTTCTGCTTGGATGGTCTTTTAAAAATTTTAACTCAGGCATAACTATAGGCTTTTACCATCAAAACCTCGCTACTTTCATAGCGAGGTTCATTAGTTTATTAGGATATTATGGTTTAGTAATAGCCGTAATTGCTGCTGCAACATCTGCAACGTGCATAAACGCATTTGCATCAACGTTTCTTACTCTAAAGTTTAAACGCTCATAAGCCTTAACAGTTACTAATTCCTTTTCAAAGTTATCAGTATTTTCAAAAGAGAAATCAACTGTTACACCTTTACGAGAATATACCACTCCTTTAGTACTATCAAAAATGTACATTTCATTTTCAGGAACTAATTGATTTTCAATTATTCTAACTGTTCCAATGTTCATTCCATTAGCAGTAATAAAATTAGGAAGCAAATAATTGTTATCTGCATCTTTTTCTAACTTCATCTTTGTAACATCAATAGGATTTAATAAAACTACGTTTGCAACAAATTTATTGTTTAATCCGAAGTCTGCTATTTGACTTGCAGCAACAAATATTAAATCTACTAAAGTAGGTGTTTGAACTGTAGCAGCATAACTACCCGCAGCAAATGTACTTGAAACCGCATCAATAGAGTTTAAGTTAGGAGCCACATTATCACCTAGTAATAACTGTGAATCTACTTGCAACCTCACATCTGTATCTACTAAATCACGAATCTCTGATTCTACATAAGCATAATCTTCCATCATGTCAATACAAACATCCACGTAATCACGCACTTTCTGAACTTGCATAGTAGAAACTTTCCAAGTAATCTTAGAGTTATGAGTTGAAGCAGCACAACCCGCTACATTTTTCGCATCTCTTACAATAGTTTCTTGATCATTGTATTTTAAATACTCTCTATCAATAGTTCTATTAGCAAATAAATCACGCATGAATGTTCTACGTGTAGCAATTTGACCTATGCCATCTTCAATTTGAGCATAGTCAGTACCTGCATCTATATCACTTGCGTTTTGAGTTGCTTTAATACTTAATTGTAATCTTCCAGATTTAGCATCTAAAAAACTATCAATTCTTTCTTTGTTATCAATTAAAGATTTATAGATAGCAGCTTTAAAAGATAAAGGTTTATCTTCATGCTTTGCTTCTAATTCTTTATTTAACTTAGTAAAAGCCGTTCCCATAGTATCTAGTTGGCTCTTCATAGTCTTTAATTGTGCATTAGTCAAATCATTGATTTGCTTTTCTAACTCAGCTTTGTTAGCTTCTTCGCTCTTCTTAGCTTCTGTTAATTCTTGAATGCTTTTAGTTTGCCAATCTAATAAACCAGCAAAATACTTAGCATTATCTTCCTCGTTTAGCTTTGCTATTTCCTCAGAAGACTTTACTTTAAATTCTTTCATTTTTTATAATTTTTTGAAAGGTTAGTAATTATATTAATTGTTTTTGATTTGTCTTCTTCGGTATCTTTATTAGATGGCTGATTCAAATCAGTATCTTTTTTAGATGGCTCGATTAATTTCAAATCGGTAATTATTTGCTTCATTTGCAATACTTCCATGTTGATTAATCCACGTTGGTTTTTGCTTTCCGATAGCGATTTAAGTTGTACGTTTAAATTATCTAATCTCTCGAATAGATTTTTCTTAATTTTTTTATTCTTATCCTTAGATTTAGAACCTAAATAAGGAGTTAATTTGTTTGCTCCAAATGATACTACACTAATTTCAAACAATTCTATTTCTTTAATTACCCAGAAATATCCTAACTCATCTGCCTTTTCTGGATTAATAGCCAAAGGATAAAACTCATCCCATGCCTCTCTCTCCATTTGTTCAGGACTATCTTGTGCAGCTCTTATAATATTTTTATATCTAAATCCTATTGAATGATTATCATATAACCCTTCTTGATAATTAGATAAATTTTCATCTCCTTTCTTGTTTTCTGGAATGTAAGAAGCACAATATAAAACATCTCTACCTCCTATATTAGTTTCTTCTAAAGTATCAATTCTACCTACTACATTAGTGACATCTAAATTATGATCTGTTTGATGTTTAATTTTAGCTACTGCTCTTGATTGTGGTCCTCTATCATTTATTGATTTAAGACAACAACCTTTAACTAACATATCTTGATCACTATCAATAAAAAAATATGTATTAGCTATAAATTCAACAGTCCTACGTTCGTAGTTAATTTCTTTAATAGAACTAGAACCCTCTACACTTTTAACTCCAAAATGAGTTGCTAGTTTTTGTTGGATAGTTTTATTCATTTGTATTAATATTCGTTTCTGGTGTCTCACCAACTAAGTTAATTGCCATTTGCTCATCAATATGTAAGGTGTCCATTAATTGAATTATAGCACTTTCCCTAGACCATTTACCCTCACTAATTCCACTTAATATGCTAATAATTATTTTAGATTTTCTCTCTGACTTTAACATCTCCACATCTTGATCCACTTGTAAAGGCTCAATACTGTCTCTATTTACTCTTACTCTATATCTAGTATTGTCTCTATCATTCCATGATGGAACAAAGAACTTATTAAAGTGATCTAATTCATTTTCTAAAGGTGGTAAAACTCCCTGTAAATAAAATCTTTTAGAATCTTCTTTTACATTATTTAAAGCAACTCCATTAGGATCGTTAAACATTCGAGAACTTACACCGTAAACAGAACATAAATCTCTAAGTTTCATAACTCCATTCTCTAATATTTGCAAATCTTGTGGAGACATAGCCAACTTAATAAAATCAAAATTTCCATTTGTTATAGGAAATGATCCATACTTAGCACCTCCACCTATTTTACTTTTCATTGCTTTATCAAACTCTTTTGCTTCTTCTGGAGTTATTGCTCTATCTCCCTTAGATGATATAATACCAAAAGCACCTTTATTTTTTATTAAACTTGCATCGGCTGTTATTGTTTCATTACTTGCTACCAATGTTCTATAAGCAGCAGCTAAAGGACTTAACCCCATTACTGGATTACTACTAGCAGGATCAGGATTAAATTTAGAAAGGTGCATAACCTCTTCAATATCTAAATTATAATCAGTACCATTATAATTATATTTATATGAAGTAGCTTGTGGACCTGTTAAAACTTCTTTAACTTTTGGAGTAATATATTGAGGGGCTAAATTATAACGCTCTGTAAAATGATTAGAACCTATACCTTTTACTCCATAGTGAAACTCATTACCAGTAGCTAATTGATAAACTAAGGATTGATAGGTAAAAGATTTATAATTATTTTGAGGATTTGGATTATGTACAAAGTCATAAAAATCACCCTCTTTAATTATTTCTATTTCTCCAGCACTATTAATTGATTCAACTAATACTGGAATACTAGCAGCAGTTTCTGCAATTCTATTAATTATAGAATATACGTAAGTATTGGTATTATAACCTTCGTCTAAAAATTGTTTTATTTCCGTTTGATTGAATCCTGCATTTTTTAATACAGTAAGAAAATTACGCTCAAACTCCAAAGAAGGAACTCGAGGGTTAATAAATGACTTAAACGCCTTACCTATTTTTGACATTAAATAATTTTAGTGGGTTGGTATTTATCCAACAATTACTAAATAATATTACAAATTTAATAAAAAAAATATTAAAAAAATATTATATTACAAAAAATTCATTATCCTCATTTAATTCCTGATGTGCATATCTAATCGCATCAATGATATGGTTCCAATTGTCAATAGGAGTATTAGATTTTTTATCATGAAAACAATAGTTATTTAATTCTCTATGTGTTTCTATATCCTGCTCCTCTGATATTATTTCTTTAACATACATTTTAGCTAATCCATTTTTAATACTATCTGGACCTTTACGACATTTAACAATATTAAAACCTTTGTTTCTTATTTCATCTATTAGTCTAGGCTCTGCTGAGTCTGCTACTATTAAATCATTCTTAGTTACATTACCATCTAAGAAGTTTATAATATCGCTGGTACTCATCCCTTTTTTATACAGCTTTAACTTAGTATAAATCTTTTCTTTTGTTTGAGATACTTTAACTAATGTAGTAGCATCATTAACATATCCAAAGTCCATACCGTAAATACTAGGTAATGAATCATCAAACTTTCCTATGCTCCAGTTTTCAAATACTACTCCTTCTGCTTTGTCTAGCCATCCACCCTCTACAATATGTCTATACCTGTTAGGGCTTTTTAACTTCATATTGTTAAAACTCCTTAGAATATCATCAGGAACAAACTCTAAACAATCTAAATAACTGGTATGAATATAACAGACATTGTCCTTTATTCCGTTATAACCTCCTTTAATTCCTTTTTCTTCAAAGAAGTTTTTGTATATCCAATGCTCTTTTGTTGTTGGATTGAGTATAAGTATTTTAATATTTGGCTCATCTGTATTTATATTCCCTCTTATTGATAGTGATACTTTTTCATAAGTGTCAAAGTCTGGTATTTCTTCTGCTTCTTCTATGATTAAACAACTAAAATCTTTTAATGATTTTAAAGATGCTGATTGAACTTTACTACCTGTTTTAAATCCTTTGAATATTATTTTTGATTCGTTTAGATTACAATCTATTCTATTTTGACTTATATTAAAATAGTTCTCATATTCTAATAGATTAATCTTTTCCTCTACTTCTGGAAATGTACTATCTTTTGTTGATACACTTGTATAACGTCCGTATAGTATTCTATGCTCTTTATGTATGCTTAGATGAACTGATGCAGTACCAACTGCAAAAGACTTTTGAGAGAATCTACCACCAGTTATAACATAAGTATCTACTGATTCGGGTCTATCAAATAGGTGTTTGTATTTCTTACTTAGTTTAAGATCCAATTACTGCTTTATAAACTCTTTAACTTGGAATGTATCTATTAAGCCTATTCCATCTACTTCATAGTGATATATCATTAGTGTAGTATCTGATGTTAAAACGCCCTTAAAACTTTGTTGAATAGGATTAAACGAATCATCAAAGTAATTACTATCTACTATCGCACTAGAACCATTTAATAGTTGGTTAAAAGTTCCATTTGAATAATAAGCATTTAAACTTACAGATAGATGTGTACTAGTTTGACCTGATAATATAAATCTACGGTGCTGCGTTTCTCCTGTCATATCGTTTATTACCCAATTATAACAATCCCAATTACCATTAAAATCATAGTTATTAATTGTTTGAGGTGTTGTATTATTAGCACTGTTTAGTACTGGCTGTGGTGTTTCTTGCTTTGCACATGACAAAGTTAAAACGCTTAAT